AGTTTGTACAACATTGTTTAGTTGAATAAGAGTATAATAGCTCTTATTCAACTAAAAGTAAACGATTATATTCGATTACTTGATAATAAATTGAATCCCGCTACTCTACATAGTCCTTGAAAGCCTCTTGTGCTGGGCTTTCGATTGCTTTACGGCGATCATCCATCGTAACCATCGCCAATTTACCAGCAGGTTTCTCCCAAAGTGCTTGAAACTCATCACTTTTACGCTCTTCAGGTGTCAACATCGTCTCAGCCATAGCAGGAGATATCAGTTTCGTCTTAAAAATAGCTTCTGGGTCAAAGCGGTCAATAAGATATGCGCCAACTGCTTTGTCATCAGACCAACGTCTAATGCTTCTACCAGCAACAATCTTAAATGTAGTACTCTTCTGGCCAGATAAAATGTTGTTCATGAGGTTTGCTCTCGCGTCTTTCATGTATGTCACTAAGAACTTCTCAGATTTCAGCAAGAACTCGACTTCATCAGCAGGTATCTCGTCACCAGACTCAGTAACAGCATACTGCCTGAACACTTCTTGAGCTACTTCTTGTGCGAACTCATGACGCCTACCACACTGTTGCTTCACGGGGCACCATCTGCACTGATTCTCACCTGCTTCGAAGTGAGGATCAGGAGATTCTGCGTTCTCGATCGCTGGAACAAGCTGGTATTCAGCCCAATCCATCAACTCTGCAACATCGTAGTTAAGTGATTGGTAGTTATAGAGTCGAGGTTGTACAACATGCACCTCAACACTTTCAATATCTTCTTTAACATCTGGCCAGATAGTATTACCTTCTAACCAGGCGCCGAGGCCATACGCCTTAAGTTGCGGGTTGTCTTCTACGCCAACCTCAACACCTTTACCAAATTTCCAGTCTATAACATGAAGTACAGAATTAACAGGATTAAAGACAATGAGATCTGCAGTTCCATGACAGTCCTTTAGTTTATGGTGGGCTCGTGTGAGGTGAACACGTGTTTCAGTTACAAATTTACCGCTTAAGCCAACGATTTTACGAGCATACTCTAGGCAGTCTCGTACAGCAGACGCTTGTTCTTGGGTAAGGTCTTTGATTATAACGTGGTCTAACGAGAAGAACCCAGCATTCAGGTGCTTCTCAGTGATGTCATGAAGCATGGTACCCTCTTGGGCATAATTGTTAGACGTGTTAGGTGGTCTCACTTTCATCTCAAGCTGTATAGAGCCTGGACAAGCCAAGACTCTAGATAGTTTTGAGGGCGAGTAAATCGAGTGTTCTTCAGGCATCTGTTACTCCTGTTAGAGTTTGTTTACGTCGTCACGATAGTCACAAAACCAATTTAGACTATCAAGTTTATTTAATTGCTTTACTTGTTCTTGCACCTCAGGCCCTGCTTTTGACCAATCTTGTCTAGTCAAGTGGAACATGAGTTGAGCAAACAAACGTTTATCACCTACTGCTTTTGTACCTTTACAAGACAAAGGTAGACATGAAAAATCAAGATCGGCACCTCTAAGACTGGCACCTCTAAGACTGGCATCTATAAGATTGGCACCTTTAAGATCGGCGTATCTAAGATCGGCACCTCTAAGATTGGCACCTCTAAGATTGGCATCTATAAGACTGGCGTCTATAAGACTGGCACCTCTAAGACTGGCATCTATAAGACTGGCATCTATAAGACTGGCACCTCTAAGATTGGCACCTCTAAGATTGGCACCTTTAAGATCGGCGTATCTAAGATCGGCGTATCTAAGATCGGCACCACTAAGATTGGCATCTATAAGATCGGCGCGTTCGCCTACTCCAGGTACACGCCGCGCTTTATGTTTACGTAGTACTTTCATTATATTCATTGAGTTACCTCTCTTAGGTGATGTATGCAAAGCTTCATCGCTCTAGTTTCGCCATGCTTCTCGCAGGCGAATGATTTAAATACTCTCTGGCCAGAAGAATCATACCACCAACATTTCCAAGCACTAGTGATGTTACCACTGGCTTCTACTTTGTTGGTGAGACAATAATTCTTCATTGGGTTCTGGAATTCAGTCATTACAATAAAGCCTTGTACGTCATTTCTACTTGGTTAATGACGTAATCCATTTGCGTTCTACTAGGCTCATCATTATGCTCGTTATGCAGTTCATATAACGCGCCCGTAAGAATAGCGTCGAGCTCATGTGCCCCGTAATCTACTAGGTCTTTATTAATGCGGTATTTGGTTTCAGTGCCATGTGACATTGTGACTTCAGATAGAAGTTGCATCATCTCAAGCCAAGCGTCTGTAGGGTCAACGCACTCACCAATAGATTCTAGCCTCTGTATAACATAACTAATGTTAACCTCAATGATAGGCTTAACTACTGGCTCATGTATGCCTAGGCACTTTTCTAGTTTAGCGATTACACTATTCGTAGAGTCTAACCCAAACTGATGGTTGATGATTGGTACTTGTGAACTAGGATACTTGATAGCATCTTCTACTTCGTTCTCAGCAAGCTTTTTAATGTTAAGCATTGCTTGGTATGCCAGTGCTGCTTCGAGTCCTTCTAGTTGTAATTCAATCATCTTGTGTCTCCTTTAGCACTGCTAATACGTTATTTAATGTGCTGATGGCATCAATACCTGCGAAGTCTGATATATGCTCTATATTAGCCTCAATGGCCTTATAAGCGGCAGGCAACTTGCGCTTGTCTACTAGTCTTAGCACATCATGTAACTCTTCTATTACTTGTAAATTGCTTATTGACTGTTTTACTTCTGTGATTAGCGCTTCAGTTTTCATCTTGTGTCTCCTTTAGAGGGGTTATGCGTTTCTGTATTTTTCTACAAAAGAATAGATCGCATTATCAGTGGCTTCAATATGCTCAAGAAGCTCTTCTGCTTCTTTCTTTACATCACCGCAAGAATTATTGATAAATTCTTTTAAATAAATAGTGTCATGCGCTGGGTCGTCGAGCATATTCTTTAGTCTGTCAGTCTGCTCATTAATTCCTAGTTGTAGTTCATTCATTGTTGCGTCTCCTATAATATTATTAATAATTCTAGAGCCTCTGTGACTCATTCGTATATAAATATTATAATATAAAATGGCACTGATGTAAATAAAAACATCCCCAGAAACTAATAATAATCTCTGGAGACCTAATATAGTTAGTCTAGGTTTGCTTCAGACTCGGCGTCTTTCAGTAGGTGAGGTAATAAGTAGTACGAGGACTTTCTTGAGTCTTGAACATGCCATTTGCCATCTTTGATGTAGCCTTGAACATTAGGAAATGTAGTCTTGCGGCCAATGGTGCTAGTCCATTTACCACAATACCTGTTTAGGGCATGCTTTAAGTTAGCCATACTGGTCTCAGCACCCATTGAGTTGTAATAAGCAACTAAATCACGCTGCGTCTTAACTAGTTTGAGGTTAGGACCTGCACCGCTATTAGTAAAGGCGTGGATGTTAAACTCAATGTCCAATTCATTCTCAATGTCATGAACTAACATATCAAGATCACTAGCACTGGTTTTGTCAGACATATTCTTCACATTTAGTAGCCGTTCTTCTTTTGTTAAGTCCCAAGGCATATCATAACTGCCGTCTCTACTGGCCAGAGTAGCCTCCATCTCTACCTTAATCTGTGCGAATACTTGCTGCATATCAATATCCGCTTGCGCGATCGTGTCACACTTCTCTACTGGTATTAGCCAGAATCGTCTCATTCCAGTAGAGTCAGATTTGATCTCACTTTGATTTGTAGTACCCCAGAATGTAGAGAACCGTTTGTTCGTCTCTACTTTGGTACCATACACCGGGCGATAAGAGTCAACACTCTGGATTAAGAAGTTCTTTATTGCACTACCAGTAGCACCAGAGATAAGGCCTTCAACCTCATCATAGTTAACAATAGCAAATGATCCTGCTTCAAGGTTAAAGTCTTTAGACAAGTTACCCCTCATGTTGTTACCCATCATGCTTGGGCAATAGTAATCTCTGAGGTGCAGTGGTAGTAATTGCTTAACCCAAGTACTTTTATATGTATTCTGCGCACCTTGTAGTATCACAATACCCCTAGTCCCACCATGATCACCCTCATAGAAGTTATGAGCTACAAGTGCCATCAAGTTCTTATAGATGAAGGCATTATAGAGGTCTCTGAATTTGTCATCAAAGTGAGAGATCTGTATAGTGTTGTATAGAGCTTGTAACCTATCCTTGTTGTCCCAGGGTTTCGAGGATATCCATTCTTCAATAGGGTTAAACTCCTCTTGAGACAGCGCGGTCTTTTTAGCGTATGTTCTGGCCAGAGGTGATGTTACACCACGCATACCATTTGTAGCCATTAGGTCGTGCATCTTGGACTCTAGCCCTTCCCGGTCGACCTCCATACGAGGTATATCATCAGATTCTACAGCATACGTCTTTTTAACTACATTGAATAGGAATTTAAACCCCGTCGATTCTACAAGAGGTTGTACATTTTCTATCTCTTTAGGATCAGGGTGTGTCGTGTTCTTGCCGCTCTTCTGGACAAACCATAACCAGCGTGGGTTTGTCAGGTTAACAATAGATATTAGTGTTCGATATGTGATATCTTTGTGTGGTTTAGCACCAAATGATTTGTAGTGACGCAGCACATCTTGTTCATTTACAAAGGCCGCGTCTGCTTCCGACCATATCAGAAACGCCTGATAACATCTTTGAGCGTCAACCTCATTAGTAGTGCATAACGCAAGATCCGATAGCGCCATACCAATAGTAAGCCACCAGTCATAGTTTGAAGAGATGGGAATACTGAGTTGATCAATAATTCGTTTTGCTTTCGGAGTGTCAAAATACGGGATACGGTGTACCTTATCTGGTATACGATTGATGATATCGTCGATGTTTTCATTTGGATCCCTCTGGCCAGTAGATGATTGCGATTGTGGTATCGCTTGCTGCAGCGCGTTCTCCATGCTCAGTTCTGGTATTGCCTCTACTAGCTCAGCCCGCGTTATTGCGTTTATTGGAGTATTAGGCGGTGAGAGAGACGACGGTTTGAGAGTATAGATGACATAGCCAGAGTGATGAAACAACTCACCTTTAGTGACGGTGCCTAGCGTTACTCGTCCCGCCAACTGGTTTAACAAGGCCGCGGTATCTTCGTCAACATAGTATAAGATATGTTGACCATGACCCGACATAGAGGTTTCAGTGTATGTTGGACGATCTTTTAGGAGTTGGCGGATAGGCTGTGGGATTTCTTTGGTACTGTTTGGCTTCTGGCCAGTGGGATCTACATCTACATCAATTGTAATTATGTACTTAGCTTCGCCTATATTAGTATGCACAAAGCCAGCCCTATGTGTGGGTATAAATACATCGTGGTTTTGTGGGTCTTGCCAGTTTTTACTAGTTGGGCGTTTATCTATTGAGGATGTTGGTATCCAGCTCTTCATCTGAGCTATCTTAGGCGGGGTTTGTAGTTGTTCTTGTTCGGAGGGTTCTGTACTGTTTGAGTGTGTTGGCATTGCGGGTCCTTTAGTTAAATGGATAAGAAAGCGAGCCCTGGCCAGATAGGATGAGGGTAGACTGACACCAATCAGTCTACCCTCTTTGGTGTACCTCACTATCTTAACAAAGGATAATATATTATAACATATAATGCCACTGTTGTAAGCTAGAATATCACTGTTTATGCAAATAACACTATTTTAGAATTTGTGTTATTCCTCGGTTGCGGGATATGAGCGTGTTGTATTTTCCGCTGCGGGGAATTACCTGAGGTATAAATGCTTGAATTTCAGCTTTTTCTCGGGATTTGGTGCAAAAATAGACGTTTTCGTTTCCGCATTTTATTGGCTTAAGTAGCTGTTTTTGCGCGCTTTCTTTAGATTGCGGTGTCCGAGGTACTACGAATGCGGCGGCTTGCAAAACAAAACCTATATAACAACCTGGGTTTTCTATACAATATATATATATATATTAATAACTCTTTTTAGTAGTATTATAGTAATTATATAAGTAAAAACAAGTACTTATGAACTGCGGTTTTTAATGCGGTTTAAGAATCCCAGCGCATACTATGGCCAGTAGCACAAATACGCGGCATCGGAGACACATGACAGCTAGATTTACGGCATTGTAACTAATACCCAGGCACACAGCATCGGAGTGCAGGTGACGCTCAGTATACTATGGCCAGGTGCTCGTGGTTCAGCCGAATGGCCCCAACAGATGCCGACCGTACTAGCAGTGCGCAGCTGCGCAGGTTAGGTTAGTAGCTATGTGTGGTAACACATGGGTAATAAGCTAAGCGTTCTATTAGTGTGCGTAGCACGTACATTTAAAAGGGTGGGAACGGAACAAAAGAATAAGCCACGATACTCTGTGGCTCAGTGCGCTTACAATGTGGTGAAGACGTCGTCGGTAATTAGCTTGACTTGCTTGCCTGCTTCAGCATGATTGAACTCGATGATCTTATGGCCAGCTTTGCGGATCGGAGTTAATTGGCTTGACACATTGTTCTTGCTGATGTCTAAGGTATCAGCAATGTCTTGCAGTGTGAGCCATGTCTCTGCTTGTTGCAGGATTTTAAGTGTAGCTTCTTTATTGCCACTGCCTTTCTTTTGCATCGATGAGGCGTATTGAAGCAACTCTTCTTTTGACATTTGGGCTAACTCTTTCATGATAAACTCCTTTTTAAGTAATTAATAAGAAATGCTATTGTGACAATTGAATATATATTGTCGAGAGCGTAGCGGCATAATGTAAATAAGTAAATGGCGTAGCGAACTAATTAATGTTATTGCGTAGCAATGTCATTAATTTGCATTTAATTGTTTATATTAGGTGAGCAATGTATATGATTGAGGAATAATAGTATTTGTGGTTAATTAATTAGTTAAAAAGGGGTATGAAAGATTTAGAACGGATGTAGAAGAGGTGTGGGAGATAAGTAGAAGAGGTGTGGGAGAGAGGCAGTGGCAATAAAGAAGCGGAATGTAAAGGGTGTGATGAGTAGAGACATGGCGATGGTGTGGGATGTTGGTGATGGTGTGATGTTAGTAAGGTTGATGGGTTAAGGTATTAACGTAGATGTGAAGGTGGCGGTGATTGAGAGGGTAATCATGCTGAAGTAGGTAAGCAAGTTAGGGTGGTTAGTGATGATGTATGAATGATGTAAGAGTGGTGAGGTGTGGGTATTGTGGTGTTGAGATGGTGTAGTGTGGGTGGGTTCTGTATATAGTGACGAGCTTGCGAGTCGTACATTAGTAGGAGGGCCCCGGGGGGCAGGGAATTATGTTACATCTGAGATATGACGTCACACCCGCATTCAATTTGTCAGAATTTCATTACAGATAGTGTATTACTCTAACACTATAATACACGTACAAGCCCATATTTGACTTCTAAGAGCGTGATTTTAGTTCTTATATGATTAGCTAAAAAATTAAAAAGAACTCGATGACGATAGAATATGGCTAGCAGAATGAGCTATATGATCAATTCCTAACCAGCGTTCTACAAAGCTCATAAATACATTTTCTGTATTAGTAAATAAACTGTTTACAAATCAACCAAACCACGCTATCATATAGAAAGGAATAAAATTATGGCTAACGCACAACCAATAAGACTGTACGACGAGGTTGCTACAGAGCAACCACCAGCACTACCATCGCGGAAGGTGGATTTTGCTATGCTACAGTTTCGCTTTGAGGTGTTGGGTGAAGCTCTACCTACTCTGGCCAGAGAGAATTCCCTAAACCTCGTTGTGCTAGAGGCTATGGCAAAAGAGCAGCAGTGGGAACTCCTAAAAGTATCTAACAAAGAACAAGAAAAGCGGCTTCAGGATGTAGTATCTGCAGCCAACCTGCGTTTAGCCGCCCTAAAAGCCTTCAGAGAAATTGAAAAGTTCCAAAGTATGGCGCGTCTCGAGGATGCGGCACTTAAGGCTGCAACGATTAAATTGAATGACCCCAATATTTCACCGGGCCAGGTTGCATCTTTGGCCCAGGTGTTGAAGACTGTACGATATAACAACACTCCTACTACGGACTTAACTCCTGTGACACCGCCTGGGAGGATGGACATTGACATCACTAAATGACCCTCTAGAGTTCTTACAAGATGTGATGGATGACCTAAAGCAAGATATGCGTGACCGAATTAGCTGTGCGAAGGAGTTGGCGCAGTATAAACACCGCAAGCAACGGCCTACGGATAACATTATAGCAGGCGAATTGCCACAAATTACCATTCTGATGCCAACACCATCTGGCCAGAGGATGGAGGAGACTAAGACAATTTGCCTACCGAAGAGGACATAACCTATAAAGCGTCAAAGACTTGTGCAGAATTTCATCAGTCAGACGACTTTGTAAGGGAGTTGATTGGTCCTTTTGGGTCTGGGAAGTCTGTTGCATGTGTCATTGAAGTCCTAATAAAGGCGATGGCACAGCAGATTGGCCCAGATGGCTTGCGAAGATCACGATGGGCGATTGTTAGAAACAGTTATCGTGAGCTACAAGACACAACGATTAACACGTGGAACGACTGGATACCTGATAGTATAGCGTTCTGGAAGCATACCACGATGACGTGTACCTTAAGGTTTAACGATGTCGTATGTGAGGTCCTCTTTAGGGCCCTCGATAAACCACAGGATGTAAAGAAATTACTATCACTTGAATTAACTGGAGCGTGGTTGAATGAAGCAAAAGAGATTCCAAAACCTATTTTTGACGCGGTCCAAGGTCGTATCGGGCGTTACCCTGCTAAAAAGGATGGTGGTCCTAGCTGGTATGGCCTTATTATTGATACCAATCCTCCCGATTCAGACCACTATTTGTACAGAATTATGGAAGAGGATAAACCAGACGGCCACTCCATATATCATCAGCCTTCTGGTTTAAGTGATGGCGCTGAGAATAGAGAGAATCTACCTGAAAACTACTATGAAAGAATGGCTTTGGGCAAGGATCGAGAGTGGATTAACGTATATATCCATGGGAAGTACGGCTTTGTACAGGATGGTAAGGTGATCTACCCAGAATACCAAGACCATGTTCACTGTTCAGACGAGGAGCTAGAGTATGATCCAACGAAAGTACTGTATATTGGCATTGACTTTGGGCTCACGCCAGCCGCGGTCATGGCTCAGCAACAACCTTCTGGCCAGTGGCAAATGCTTGATGAGTATGTTACGGAAGATATGGGCGCTACGAAGTTTGCCCGAGAGTTGAAGAAACACCTCGGACAATACTTTGCTAGAGCAAGAATGGAACTATGGGGTGACCCAGCAGGTGTACAGAGAGCGCAGACTGATGCAAAGACCCCTTTCGATGTACTCGCTAACAACGGATTACCTGCAGCACCTACATTCACAAACGATTTTCTTATACGCCGTGATTGCGTTGGTAATCTTTTTACTCGTTTGGACATGGGCGGCAATCCTGCTATTCTTATATCGCCTAAATGCAAACAGTTACGCAAAGCCCTCGCTGGAGGGTATAAGTTTAGAAGACTACGAGTGGCCGGCGACGAGCGGTATGAAGACCACCCCAACAAAAATAAGTACTCTCACGTGGCTGAAGCGCAGCAGTACCTGCTTCTTGGCGCAGGTGAGGGCTATAATGTTACTTCCTCGGAAAGCACTAGCAGTACTAAAGTGCTTACTACCTTAGGGCATAGATAATGAAACCAGCAGAACTAGTACAGAGATTTGAGGCGCTACGAAGTGAGCGCTCAAACTTAGATAGCACGTACGACCTTATTGACCAATTCGTCGCGCCTAACAAAGGCAGACTGTGGTCGCGCGACGAGGAGAATTCTATTGAGTGGCGTGAACGTGACAGGTATGAAGACACGGCTGTCTTAGCTGCACAAACTCTGGCCAGTTCGATGCATGGAGCGATCACTAACCCTGCCCATAAGTGGTTCTCGTTTCGTTTCAGAGACCTTGATCTCAATGATTCTACTATAGCTAGCGAGTGGTTGCAGCGCTGTGAAGATATCGTATTCCACACTATTAACGATTCAAACTTTACTACGGAAGTTACTGAGTACTATCTGAATGATGTAGCATTTGGCACAGCCATTATGACACATTTAGATATGGACGGTGAGTTTAGGTTTAAGAACCTGGATATCAAAGGCGTGTACTTTGAAGAAGACTTTCAAGGTAAGGCTAATGGCCTGTTTTATGAGCGCGAATACACCGCCCTACAGCTGGCTAAGAAGTATCCTGATACATGCCCTGAGAGTATACTAGCGCAAGCAAAGAATCCTAACGCTGGTCAGACTAAACATGAAGTGATTCATGCGATCTATTTTGAGAAAGACAACTCTGGCCAGGACACATCTGTTATTCTTGCAGCTGAGAATCGTCCGTTCCAAGAAATGTATATCCTCAAGTCTGATAAAACTCAGTTGAGTGAGCCGAGTGGTTACTACGAGTTTCCTGCATACGTCTTACGCTGGGGTCAAGTTGCAGGATCAAAATTTGGCTATTCTCCTGCTATCAACAGCTTAGGTAATATACTAACAGTAAATCAATTAGTAGAACTTGTACTACGAGCTGCTGAGAAAGCGGTTGATCCTAACATTTTAACATTAGACCGTGGTATTGTTGGCAACCCAAACCTACGTGCTGGCGGCCGTACTAACGTCCGCAGCATGGATGCTATGAAAGCTTTTGAGTCTAAAGCAAGATTTGACGTTTCTCAGATTGAGAAGCGTGACTTGATCCAGGCTATTAGGCAAGCATTCTTCGTAGACCAGTTGGAACTTAAAGAGTCGCCCGCCATGACGGCTACTGAAGTAAATGTCAGGTATGAACTTATGCAACGGCTGATCGGTCCTCCTGTAGCCCGCGTTAAGTCTGACTTTCTTGACTTGCTTCTCCAACGGTCATTTTATAGTTTATCTCGGAATGGCGTCCTTCCTCAACCTCCCGCCGAGGTAATCGAAGCTGGTGCTCAATATGACGTTGAGTATGTCGGGTCGTGGTCCAGGTCGCAGAAAATGGATGAGGTTGCGTCGATCGAAGGTGCATTACAATCTATAATGCAGCTTCAAGCTATCTATCCAGAAGTAATGGACATCTTAAAGATGGAAGAGTTAGCTAAAGACCTGGCTATGAAACGAGGGATGCCTGCTGAACACTTGAGAGAGGATGCTGAGATTAAGAAGTTACAAGTTGACCGACAAGAACAAATGGCACAACAACAACAAATGGCTATGCTCCAACAAGGAGCTAGCGCAATGAAAGATATAGGAGCATCTGGCCTTGGCGACGAACTCCCCACAGAATAATGAGCCTGAACAGCACGACTTAGCTAAACTAGCAAAGCTGGATATAGCTAAAGTGTTGGTCGATACGCTTATGTACGAAGCCCTACAACCGTTATATAGTGTTAACGCAACTGAGCTAGCACTGGTTACCGGGCGTAGGAATTTAGCAGTTGAAATCTTAACAACGATGGAGATCATCAAATGAGTGAAGACGGACAGGGCGAAGGCGCCTCCGACTGGAAGGGAAGTTTACCAGAAGGTGTAAAAGATTGGGACGAGGTATCTCAATCAGATACTCCTGAAGCATTTTGGGACCAGATGACTAATATGCGTTCGCGTATGGGTAAGTCATTAACAATTCCTGGGGAAGACGCAGGTACGGAAGACCGAGCAGCTTTCTTGGATAAGGTACGAAACAAAGTACCTGAGCTTATGTTGAAACCAGTAGCAGATGATGCTGACGGCATGAATGAAGTATACCGCATGATGGGT